ACAAGATATTTATCTAAATCCCTCGTATTATCTATACATTCAACGCTATAACTTAACAATGCAGGAGGTAAAAATCCTTCAACCTTAGACAATATTCTTCCGGAAAATAGTTTTGTTGTCCCTTCTTCGATCAATACAGAAGATCCGGCCACCGGAGCGATCGCGATATCCTGACAATAAAAATCAAAATGCGCTGATGAAGCCTTATTTGTAACCTCATCGATGATTGACAAGGTTTTAGCATCAACGTTTAATGTCCTGTCTACGCCTGCGATTTTAACAGTTATTCCCATTAGTGCCTCCGGTTCATATTAATTTTTCTTAATATTTCATCGCTTACAGTATAAGCTAATTTTCTTATATCTATATCATCCGATATTCTGTTATCGTGAATGTCAACATATATAGAACCCCCGCCACCATATCCGGCAGAACCCCCGCCACCAACTAAACCGCCGCTAGCAAAAGCCGGGGTTGGTGTCGGCATACCCCCGCTGATTGCATCAATTAAATTACCCGGGATGGCCTTAAAATTTCTTATAAAATCGGTCATCGGTTTAGCTATAACATATTCCCCAGGTGTTAGCATGGCCGGAACGGTATCTGTCGTACCGCCAGCAGCATATCCTTTTACCCCGCCGCCTTCTTCAAAGCCAAGGAAATTCCAAACCGTTCCCAGTAATGTCCAACTTATACCCCCGGTTAAAGCTCCCCATATTAACATTAACGGTACTGCTATAATTAATTTTGCGATAATACTTGAAATATAAGTTTTAAAGCTATTCCATATATTTTCCCAGAAAGTTCCCCAGTCTGCCTCATAACCTTCAATACCAAAAAAGAAGTTTTCAACTGCAGGCGTCAATTCGTCGGCAAATTTATTTATAAATGGTACTACAAAATCAGTTTTAAAATCGTCAAATAAATCACTAAAAACTTCTAAAATATTATCAGCTAATGTTTGAGTTTTATTGTCAATATCAGGCGTTGCATCTTCGATAGCACCTTCGATATTATCCATCATATCTTCAGTAATAAGTGTTGTGTCAGTATTTAATTTTGACATTTTATCAGAAAAAGCTGTAGCTATTTCGTCTCCCGCTCCCTCGATTTTGGGAATTGCTTTTTTAAGTCCTTCGGAATAATCTTCTACAATATTATAACCCCATTGATTCATTCCGCCACCTTCCGAAAGTGGTCCATATTGAGTAGGAGAACCAGGTTTAAACCAACCTTTGATAGTTCCTGCAACGTTATTAGCTGCGTCCTTTATCTTACTTCCTGCATCTTTCATACCATCAGAAAATCCGGTTACTAAATCTTTTCCCCATTCTATTGCTTTCCCAGGTAAATCTATAATATCTTTAAATTCATCTATGATAAGATTTATGGCTCCTCCAAGTAAACTGTCTATTAGATTTACGATTCCATTTACAAAATCAGTTATTATATCTTTTCCCCATTGCAACATCTTCCCTGGTAATTCGCCTAAATCTTCAAATTTTGTCATTATCCAATCTATTACATTTGTAAGTCTATCCGTTGAATCTGAAACAAAGTTAGCAATAAAAACTTTTATATCTTCAAATACCTTTTTCACAAATTCAACAATTTTATCCCAATTTTTCCATATTGCTATAACCGCGCCAACTGCTAATATTAATATTCCTATCGGCCCGGTTGTTATAGTTCCTAATAATTTTATGGCTACCATTACTTTTGTGAAGGCGGCAACGACCATTAATATAGGCCCGCCGATAGCTGCCATCCCGCCGATTACCGCGGCAACTTTTACTATTGTTTCAAATAATTTTGGGTTTTCTGCGGCCCATTCGGTAACCTTGGTAATAACGTTTGTGATCTTTTCTAGAAGATCCTTTATCATCGGTGCTAATTGTTGGCCAACTTTGGTAGAGAAATTTAAAAATGTATTCTTAATTTCATCAATAGAAGCGGATCCGGTTTCACTCCATTCGGAAAATGCTTTTTCGGCTCCCCCCACCCCTTCGGTAACTGAAACGATTGTTTCATCTAACGTCTTAAATCCTTCGGCACCTAAAGCGGAAAATCCAATCATGGCTTCTTTTCTGCCAAATAATTCAGCAGCACTAACATCTGCCTCGTCCATATGTTCAGTTAATGCTTTTAATGCTCCGGTAAATCCAAGTTCCCCTATCATTTCTGCGGCACTACTAAATTGCCCCCCCATACCATGTATTTTAAAACCAATTTCTTCAAATGCTGTTTGCATTGATGTGGTTGGTTTCAACATACTGGATAATACCGCCTGGTATTGGGTTGCACCTTCGGCCGTGGATCCGGCTGTTTTTGTTACAGTTGCCATACTTGCGGCCATTGCTTCCTGTGCTATTCCTAAATCTGATGACATCTTTGCCAGGCCACCAATAACCGGGATCAATTCCGCTACTGATGTTTGTCCTTCTTTTTCAATAGAGAATAAAAGGTCTGCCGCTTCGGCTGCACTTCCTATAGCCCCTTCATAACCGGCCATCATTTTTGTTATACCTTTTACAACTTCGGCTTGTCCAACGTGGGCTGCTTTAGCAGTTTCTGATGCTACGGTTAAAGTTTCAAGTGCAGCAACAGGATCTTTTACCCCTGCGGAAATTACTTGATAATAACCTTCCATTAATTCTTTACTACTACCCAGGGCAGTATCAACGGTTGCTAATTTCTTTTCTATTTCATCAAAGGGTTCATCAGTTACTTTTGCCATGTCAACTAATTTTGTTTCATAGGCGGTAAAATCTATGAAGGTTTTAGTAAAGGCGGCTGAAACGGCCGTACCTGCTATTGTTGCAACTCTACCAATCCCGCCAAGCTTATCCGCAAATCCGCTTACTTTGTTTCCGGCCTTATCTAAAGCCCCGCTTAAACTCGAGGCATCGCCTATAATTTTAACTTTTAGTTCTTCATCAGCCAAACTATTTCACCCCCATAAAAGCCAAAGATGCTTTATAATAATCCATTTTAAGTTTATATATATCAATCGCATCATCCATAATAAAATCTAAATCTAAAAGAGGGACGGCCAGCACATCATTATATTTATAGTTATAAGCAAATGATAATATCTTTATTATTTGCTGAAAGTCCCCGTAGTAAAAAACTTCTTAAGGCCTGTTATCTGAAGGATTGCCGCCTGTACTCTGTCAAATTCATCTAATCCAATCATTTCTTCAAAATCATTTACCGTTAAATCTTTTGTTTCCGGGTTCCATTTTTTAATTACGGTCAACAACACATTAAAAGTAAAATCATAAGAAGCGGATTCATCATCCTCTTTTAACTTTCTTCTTTCTATATTCATTTTTTTAACATCAAGCATTGAAAGAGGTTTTATTATATAACTTTTATCACCTATCATAACCGGTGAAGTATATATAATTTCCTTAATTTTCTTCACCGGCTTTTTTTTATCCACAACCTTTAATCCTTCAAGTTTAACTTTATTAGTCATTTTAGATAACTCCTTTTTTATTTTATTATTTTATGCTGCGTATATCGCTGCGCCCTGGTCATTAATTAAATTAATTAACATAGCATAACCGGCGGCATCATATTTCGCTTTTCCGGTAACTGAAACGGTTAATCTTCCCGGTCCACCTATATTAATTGGAAATGCTGTATATCTAACCAGCGGGAAATTAATATCCAAAGTATAAGGCGTTGATGCGGCATCAGCCCCAACAACGGCACCCTCAAATATTATTTGGAATTGTCTTTCTGTTCCAGCTAAAAATAAATCATATTCGGTACGGTCAACAAAATCCATAGTAAAGTTTACTGACATTTCCCTATAACCGGTTCTAACTATTCTGCGTGGAATCGCTGTATTATTTAAGGTATATTTAACTGCGCATTTATTATCCCAATTTAAAGAGAAACTTTCACAATCCAGGTTTGGCGCTCCGGCTGCGGTTCCGCCTATACCAATTTTAACATTTTCCCATACGAAGGGATTTGTAGATTCAAGTGATAAAGCGGTTTTTGCTACATATCCGCCATCCTTCGCTATGATCCCTAAGTTAGCTTTTAAGATCTTATCAGTATTAGAGAAATTAAGTTGCAGGGTATTAACTACGCATCCTTTAAATTCGTAGGCCTGGTCATCGCTATCATCCCGGTAGACTTCTAAAGTGTAAGGGAATAATGGGGTAGATTTCGCCCCGGCTCCAAATTCCTGCGCTTCGGTCTGCATTGGTGTAAAGATATGTTTCATGGCTACGTCTGCGGTACCGGCTACTACGGCCCGAATATCATCTATCCAAACGGTAAATTCACCTTTATCAACTAGCATTTCAATTCCTACACTGATAGTAGTTTCCATATCTGCTATAGTATCTACGGCGATAGTGTGTTCGTACCATTGACCGGCAACGGCCATCGCAGGAATATCTACCCTGTCGAAACTTGCGCCGTCCCCGCCTAAAGCCTGTTCACTTATTATAAAGGCCAGATCCGCGGCATCAAGAGCAACATCACACCTTAACCAAAACTTATAACTAGTAACCGCCGGAGCTGCAAAATCATAAGTAATAATTCTGGATCCTATTACTTCATTCACTACGGCGCCAAGAGCCACCTGTATTTTGGATGAATAAGATCCTTTCTTTTTATTAGTTGCATCCAGGGTTGTTATTACCGAAGTGCTTTCATGCTCGAATACTGTTTCACAATCGCAAACCTCACTTTCTACGCTATCCGCGAAGGCTCCACCGGTTGGCGCTCCTAAAGCAGATCTTAAAATATGTCCGATACTTACCGGGTGTACTTCCATAACAAGCGGCCCGGCAAATCCCTTTTGCCCCTGGTAGGATTTAGGTTCATCAAGGATTCCTCTTTGAATAGCACTTACAACGTCCTCAATATCCCGGGTTATTCCTTCACTAATAAATGGTAGAAATATATCATTATCACCTACCACCCTGGTACCCCAGGTTGTTTCTTTTTTAATTCCGATATGTCCTCTATTTCCTAATGGCATAATTTATCAACTCCTTTCTTTTTGTATTTTTTAATAACTCTTTTTTTCTCTTTTACTTTCTCTTTTACTTTTACTAAATCGAAATATCCGGATTCAATATAAATATTAGCCTGATTCTGGGTAGGGAGTATTACGCAATCACCTATTCTAAATGTGCCTAACCCCGGAATTTCAAGATCCAAACTTCGATTAAATTTAACTGTTATCGGCTCCATGCCATCACCACCTTTTAAACAACAATTCTCTTAATATATTTTAAGGTTGTTACTGATATCCTTAACCCAATTTTTCCCTTTGATCCTAAAAAGAATTTAGATTCGCCAATAGACGCCTGGTAACAATAACCGTCTAAAGGTATTAAAGGCGGTTTCATGTCCGCCCTTATGGATGACCTTATTGAATCAGTTAATGTTATTATTTGCCTGGTATTAGCCGCTGTATCTTCCCATTGTACGTAGGCAACTACTTCTATGGTGTATTCCTCATCCCTGGCGGCGTGCTGTGCAATAACCGGAAAATCTTCATCGAGTAAAGAAGGTACCCCAACACAAATAACCGGATAGGCTGAAAATGCTATTTGGTCGCTATCGTATACGCCCTTGCATAATGTATAATCTGCCGGCGTTCCTATAATAGCCGCCTTTATTACTGCTATAACTTTGTCAATTACACTTCCTAAACTCATAATTTACCCCTTCTTATTCTTCCTTTTTTCAATCCATCTTCCTATCCAAATAGATATACCAATAACTGATACTATAATAGCTCCACCAATTATAAACATGATTAAATACATTTGCCCTACATATCCTTCAAACATAATAAATCACCCCTTAAAATATTTTAGTTAATCCTTTAAACATATTAGCCATTGCATCGGTTAGCCCTTTATGCAAGATCCTTTTTATTTCCCCTTCGTTATCTGTTAATGCCGGTTCTAAAAAAGGATAATATTTTTCATGTTTCCCGGCGTATTCTACATTAGTTCCAACTTCTGCATTCATCGTAACTAATCTTGTAGTAATAGAAGCCCTCAACCTTCCGGTATCAACATGAGGCGTTTGGTATTTCTTCGCTGTTCTTTCTACAAGAAAACCCGCTTCCAACAATGATTTATCAATTTTGTCCTGAACAGTTTTTCCACCACTTTTAAATTTTGCTGCAAGTTCTTTACCCTGGATAACCTCAACTTTTACTTTCATTAATCCACCTCTGATAAATAAATCTGATAAAAAATACCCCATTTTTTGGGCTGTAATCTTACAATATATTCATCTGATCCATCTACTATTTTATCATCAAGTTTTATACTTTCGGTTGCATAGCAGAATAATTGATGCGTTATATTAAGTTTATTATGAGCAGACCCAAAAGCACCCCCCTCAAAACCAAAGGAATCACCAGGGTTTGTCGGCGGTATACAACATTTAACGACTGTCGAAATATTAGACCAGGCTTCAACAGAATTACCGGTTGATGATGCTTTTCTTTGCTGTGTTACTGTTTTGGTAAAAAATCTTTCTATCCCCATTAATACCCCCTGTTGATATAATTGCTTAAATCGTTTCGGATCATAACATTTAATTCAGATTTATTATCAAAAAATGTTACGCTGTACGGCCCAATCTTTTCGCTTTTAATATCCTTTGTATTCTCGTAGGCCATTTTCACCAATTTTAAACATTTAGCTTCTACATCATCGGGAATATTTACATAACCGGCATAATAGGTTACCCGGATATTCTCGTGGCCTTCTGAAAATCCGATATTATAATAGATATGATCTTCGCTTACTTCAAAATCATCTTCATCTATCTCACTATCACTAACCCATAATTCCCGGGCATGGGATAAAATAACATTATCGTCCAGGGCATCATCAACTATAACATCAGAAAAGGTTATAAAAAGCGCGTCAACTACTCCATCAATGGTAAGCAATCCGCCGTTAAGGTCAGAATTTTGCACTAATATTTTATTCCCATCTGCAAAGCCATCTTTTGCAAAGCTACCGCCATCATCCCGGGTAACTGTTTTCCCGGCTGCATCCCAAACCAGGCCATCAAGATTTACGGCAACAACCGGATATTGCTTAAAGTATAAATACTCGTTATTGTTTCCGCTGTGTCTTTCTTTGGTATAAAGCCGGATCTTAAATTTACGGTCTAAAGCATTTTCAATTATATCAGATGCTTGATTTATTAGGTTTTCAATATGGGCATCAACGGCCCCACCATCTGCGGTAAGGCCTAATTCATAATTCACATTTGCTAAAGTCGTTAATGCGTAAGTGTCTAAAGCCATTATTTAATCACCTTCTTTAATAATTAAAATATCGAACAATCATATTGGTCACGTGGGTCAAATTCTTCCCAATCATTGGCTAATTTATCTTCTTCTGGTACTCTATCTATTATATCAATCGGATTGTTTTTAAAATACTTCTTGTCCGGTTTTGACTTACGATAAATAGCTGATCTTACATGACATCTTCCTATTGCCTCTTTTAATTTCATTTTTTTATTCTCCCTCTTTTTCGCCTATAACAAACTTCTCATATAAGCTAAAATGGTCATTCACTAATTTTTCCGCTTCATCTAATTTAACCAGGGCATCAACTATCAAACCCTTTGCTATTTCCCCTAATATTATTTCTTTTTCCTCAACTAAAAACCATCCTTTTTGGGCCACTACTCCGTTACCATCCGGGGATGTTCGAAGTTCTGCGATCGCCGCTTCTTCTTCTGTCGGCGCTAGTTCCATTTGCAAATCACGAATAATCTTTAAAGTTAAAAAATTCCCTTCTTTAGGTAATAAACTCATGGCTACGATTCTTTCATATAGATTTAATTTAACCTTAAAAGGATCGGCCGCTAGTGCTGCCATACTTAAAATCATTACTAAAACAATTACTAATACTATTAACCCTTTTCCCCTGTTCATTCTTAACATTTCTTTACTCCTTTAAATTTTTTATGTGCCGGGTTAACCTATACACCCGGCAAGGTGTTTAATTTATTTTAGCTCTCGTCCGGATCTATGGCTGCAATAAGATAGAATTGTGTTCCATCAATATCAATCCTGATCTTTTTCCATTCGCCACCAGTTTTTAAAGTTTTATCACCGGTCCCGCCATTCTGGATAGGTGAATCGGATGCGGCCCAATTACAAAGGTCAAAGGTAAACATATTTTCAAAAGCGCCTTGATCACCTTCACAATAATTACCTCTTACATAAATACAACTATCCAACTGTTCTGAACCATTATTTGTCATACCCAATAATGCAGATTCGCC